TAAAACCTGTTTTTGACTTACTTGTAATGGCATACTTGTCACCTGAGGCCATATCTTGTACTGACAAAGTAATAGCAATAGAATTGAGTAAATTAAATGCTTTTGAGTAAGTAATTGATTTTGTTCCTGTACCTGAAACAACATCATTTTCTGAAACTGTAAATGCCTCTAGCTGTAAAGTTACTCCAACTGCTGTTACTATTGGAGTTGCTGTATTATTATCAGACTGCATCAAGACTCTAAATTTAAAAAATCTACCGGTATAATCACCAATTGTGAAATCTTGAAAAGTAGAAAAAGTAACATTATCATCAGATACAGCTATTTGTAGTTCAGATGAACATTGTGTATTTGCATCACCATCAAAGTTAGATGGTTGATCATCAAAATCACCACTAACAAAATCAAATATTCTTGCCCTGTCTGTTACTTGTTGTGTAAGGGTAGCTGTTATTTGAGTAGTTACAATAGAACCAGCATCAACTGTTTGTGCAAACTCATAAGTTCCTGATGATTTTACTGTAGCATTTTCACCGCCATCAAAAAGTGTAGATGTTATTGAATCAAAATTACCAGTAACATCATCAAATAATTGATTGCCTTTTAAAACTAAACAAGGTGTATTATCATCTCCTATTGTTGTTTTTACAACATCTGTCTTTGTTCCACCAAAATCAGGATTTTCATTTTGTGTAAGTAAATCTGTAAATTCACCAATCGTTGTTACTTGTGTTACTACACTACTAGCATTAATAGATACGTTACCTAATTTATCTACTGCCTTAATTAAATATGTTCCAGTCTTAGCTGGTACAACTATAGATGTACCTGGTCTAGATAACTTCTTAACTAATACAATTGAGTTCTGCCACTCAGCTCCTGTAGTAAGTGGACTAAAATTTATTCTATAATGTGATAAATCTAAGTCAGGAACAGGGTCAAAACTTAAATGAGCTTCTTTACCTACTATATTACAAGCAAAATTTTCTACATCAGATGGAGGTGCTATCTGACCTATTATAGTTCTGTTAGCTGTAATAGAAGATGATTTTACTCCAAATATATTTACACCTCTAGCTCGGACTTGATATTGTGCTTTATCTATTACATTTAGAAATTCATATTTAGTTCTTGTACCTCTACCAATCAATTTAAAATCATCTGTTACAGAATTTCCATCTGCGTCTGTTAATTGTTTTACTTCTACTTCAAATATCTCTGTAAAGTTGTCTGTTGGAGCTGTCAGATTTATTACTAATTTAACGATTACAGTACCATCATTATATTGTACTAATTCATCTGTTAATGTAAGTGCAGTTGGTGCAGCAACTGTTGTTGCACTTGGTAAGTTTGTAGCTTTACCACTTGAGATTGTAGAATAATCACTTGTGCTAAAATCATAAACCGCACTAGCAGTTTCTCTAAACTCTGCATCTATTAATGGTACAGGAGCTTCATTACCACCATCCATTGCAAAAGACCAACCTGTTAATTCAAAAGTTTTGTTTGTAAATCCTAATCTTGAATTTGTTATTTGTACTGTATCGCCAATATCTAATTGAAAAGCATCTAAGTTAAATGTAGCTGTAAAACTTATTTGTTGTCTAGCTTTTAATAATTGTATTTTTGCTAGTCTTTGTACAGTTGTTGATGATGTTGTCATCGGAAAGTCAAACTCACCAAATATTCTTTCAGAGTTATCTTCAGTTTCAAAAGTTGAATTTGTAAGTATTGGATAATCTTCAGGTTGATAAAAATTTGCAGGTTCTGAATACACACCTTTTACTGCATTAAATAATTCTTTTTTTGATATTCTTGTATTTAGAGTAATACCTGACCTAAAATGATTTTCATTTAAAGTAACACTAGGTGTTTCATAAACAGCAGGTCTTAATTTAAAAGCTCCATTTGAATATATTAGATGCCCTGCCATAGTTGTAAGCATATTTTGTAAAATTACTTTAGGTGATTTATCTAATGTAAAAGTCCCATTCATTGTAAATCTATCTTCAGTTCCACTTGACAAGGAAACATCTTCATCGCAAGTATTAGCTACAGCAGAAAAATTAGTGTCATTTATTTCAGCAGTCTCTGCACCCAAACCATAATCTGAGTTTGTTAAATAATCACGAATACATAATGCAGGGTTTCTACTGTATGCAGTACCACTTGTTCTTGGATCAAAAACTTTTTTACCTTCTACTTCTACAGTTATGTTTGGCACACCATTTGGATAAACATCAGAGTCAAAATTTAATCTTATATATCCATAAGCTATACCTCTAAGTCTGTGATTTGTAGTCCATTGTGTTATTTCAGATACAAGATCTGCATCAGCTACTTGTGCATCAGTACCTAAATGTTTTTTGAATCTTAATTTTCCCTCATATTGATTTCCTGATGATGGAAATAATCTTGCTATACCATCGCTATCAGCACCATCTTGTGTGAGTGGTACTTCATTTTCATTTAAAAAAAGTTTTGTAATATCGTTAATTTCATGTCCTGCTATTGTAAATATTATATGTAAAAAATCATTTGTTGAGCCTGTAGCCTCTGCATAAACCATAACTCCACCAACTCTTGTTTTCCCATAAATAACTCTATGGGGTGCAAGTCCTGATTTTGCAGTTACCATAGTTCCTTGTTGTAAGTTTGTACCAATGTTAGGTAAATCAACTTCAGGTGCTAGTTTTTTATTGACTGCACTTAGAACCATTTGAGTTCCTGCAGATATTAAAAATGTTCCAATAAGACCCTGTGTAGCTGTACTAAAAGCTCCTCTTGTAACAAAACCGCCAACAGCTTTGGCAGCAGTAGATGAACCTATAGCAGGTATTGCAGCGAACCCTGTAGCTATAGCTCCAACAATAATTGCAGTTTTGACTGTTTTACTTCCCATTAATCTATCCTCCAGGCAATATCACATTTATTTGTGGGTTTTGTTTCTTGACCATTTTTTGTTTTAAATACTGATTTTTCACCAATACATACACCCATTGTGCCACCTAACTCTTCATCTGTTTTAAGAAAAACAATATCGCCTCTTCTTGCTAATGTAGTATTTACTTCTGCAAAATTATTCTCTTTTGCAATATCTTTTGCTATATCTAATAAATCTTTTTTATTAAGTTCATTAAGAATTTTTTTTGCTTCTTTTAAAGATTTGTATTCTCTTTTAAAAACTTTTTTTTCTGTAATTACCTCTATTGCACCTAAAATAAAATTTACACAATCAGTTTTACCACGCACAAATTTTTTATCTTGTTGCGATACAATATAGTTTGATAATTTTGTGTCCCAATTTTCTATTCTCATTATGATGTCTTTTTACCCCATATTATTTCTTTATCTTGCAGATCTGTTACAAATTCAAAACCTAAATCACCGCTAAATCTTTCTTGTTGGTCTTCGTGGGTGTATCTTCTATTTTTAGGTCTTTCTAATTGTATTAATCTACTTTCTAAATTTAATGTAATTGTAGCGGACTCTGGTCCCTCATCAATTTTCATAATATCCATTTTACCTTTAAAAAGTGTATAAACATCTGCAACTACAGCTTTATTTGTATCAAAAGCACCAAAATATATACTTGCATTTCTATTGGTGTAATTTGCTGTTAGGGCTGTTGATATAAAACTTGATTTTATACCTGTTAAAGATAAAGCAACACCTACAGCTTCAACCTGGTCGCTTTCACTTATACCACTAACATTTATTAAATCACCAAGACCTGTAAATGTTTTTGAAGACCCACCTGCAGTACAAGTTAAATCACCATAACCATTCCAAAACAATAAAGTACCTGTACTAAATTCAAGCTCTACTGCTAAAAAAGGTCTAAGTGCTTCAGCTTTTAACGCATTGTTAAATGCAGTTGTTATTGATCGTGCCATAATTTACTCCAATATAAATTAATAGAAGAATTAAAATAAATATGTATAATAGTTCATCCTTTTTATTCATGTATTTTTAATATTTTTTTTCTTCCTTGATAAATTTCTGTTGACGCTTTTACTTTTTTGCAAGAAAATTGTACTCTCTCTGGTCGTACCTGCCTCTCAGCAATCCTCTTAGATCGTAAGCAATCACTCATCTTTTCTTTATAAGTATGCTCAATCATTGCACCATTCAAACTCATTATCAAAGCTATAACTACCTCTGTCATTTCCAACCTGTCAATTTAAGTATTAGTTTTTCAATTTTATCAATTAATTTTTTTAAAAATTTAGTAATTTTTTCCATTATCTCTAACCTTATCTTTTAATATTTCTAATTGTTCTGTTAATTTATCTACATCTTTTATAAGTCTTTCTATATTTACTTTATTATTCATCATATCATCTACTCTTGTAACTAATTTTTCTATTTCAACAATACTATCTTCTATTAATAAAAATTGTTCTGCATCTGCAGGTAAAGATCCCATTTCACCTCTTGGCCATTTGATTCTAAATTCTGTATTTTTTTCTAAATCACTTTCCATCAACTTTAATTTTGTAGAGTGTACATTAAGTGTTTCTACAATACCAAAGTATGCCCATACACCAACTGCTACAGCAATCACGATAGAAATTAAATTTCTTAATGGAAGCTGTACATTTGTGTTTTCACTTACTTTAAATTTACTCATTTTCTTTTCCTCCTACCCATATAATGGTCGCCTGGCTCATAGTTCCATTTTTTGCCATGATGACCTCTTATATCAGCATAGCTCATTCTTAACTTAACAATTATTTTTCTTATCCATCTGTTCATTATAATGCCTCTGTTGCTGACAAAGTTATGCCATATTTGCTCACTTGGTCAGTATCCCAAGCTGTTTCATTGCTATCTAATCTCATAATTGTTTTTGTATTTGAATAAACAACAGTTGCATCATCTGCAATTGTTTCTATTCCTTGTCTCAATGCAGGTTCAATTCTAACATTTGCTTCACCTGAGCTATTAGAAGTTACATCTTCAGTAACCATATACAAAAATGAGTTTATTTGTATGTAATCACCTGCTTTAAAAACATTGCTTGTACTATTTGCAAAACCATCTAAAGCAACTTGATTACCTGTTTGACTAGCACCATTGACTCTAATTGTGCCTGTAGCTACTCCTTGTATTGTTTTTCTATCTTGGTCTCCAATACTAAATGTTCCTCTTCTACCTCTAAGCTGTAATAAAAAAGCAATTATTTGTGCTGCCTTATCTTTTAGCATAGGTGGAAAAGAAATTTGTGTAGTCCAATACTCACCCTCATGTTGCACTACTTGGTCTTGACCTGTAAATGGTGAGCTAGATACTGCTACTGTTCTAACAAGTGCAAATCTTTGTGTTCTTACTCCTGAAACTGTAGGAAATGTAAGTGGGTATGATGGTGTAAATACTGCCATAATTATCCTCCAAATGCTTTTGCAAATTTACCACCTCTTACCTTTGCGTCTGCTACTGCAGATATTGTTGATTGTTGTATGCTTGGCAATAGGTTAGCAATTTCACTTCTAACTGTATTTGTTACTCCTAATGCAAAGTTTAAATTTTGATTAATAACCATTGGTGTTCCACCACCCATTTTACTTGGTGTAAGACTACTAGGTGTTATTGCACCTGCAGTTCTAGGGACAAAAAGCTCTGGTCCCCTTTCACCTACTAAAGCAGGTCTGTTTGCTTGGATAGCTCCACCTGTTGCAAAACTTCCCTCTGTTGCAGTAGTAGCTCCACCACCTCCTAAAGCGATTTGCAACATTCTTGTTGGTGTGAGTCCTCCTGTTGCTGAACCTGTTAATGCTCCTGTAATAGCTTTTTTCAATCTATCTAATATTAAAACTTGTATTACTGTTTTTTGTAAATCTTGTACTAATATCCTTAAAACTGATTTAAAATCTAATGCTTCTATTCTACCCTCCACAAAAGCATCTGTTATTTTTCTTCCTGCTGTTTCAAAAGCTGTACCTACACCATCTGCAACACCTTGTAATCTTTCAAATTGCTCAATTTCTTTTACTTGTAATTTTGCTATTTCAAGTCTTGTGTTTCTTTGTGTAGATAAAATGTCAGCTATTTTCTTTTGTGCTTCAGGACCTGTTCCTAGTTTCGATTGCAATGCAGATCTTAATTTTTCTAAATCAGCTATAGCTCTTAACTCTGCTCTTGTTTTACCAAGTTTTTGTATTTCTAAATTTCTACCCCTTTGAATTTTAACAAGTGCCTCTGTTGCAATTTTAGCACTTTTATCTTCAAAACTTGGTGTAGCCTCAAGTGCGTTCAATGCATTTCTAATATCTACTTGTTTATCAAGCTCTTCATTAAGTCTTTTTTCAGCTTCGGCAATTTTTGTACCTTTACCTCTCGTTCTAGAATCTTTAAGTTTATCGAATGCTTCTCTTGCTGCATTAACCTTTTTTTCTTGTTCTGCAAGTTGTTCATTTAAAACTTCAGCACTTTTAGATAATTTTTGTTCGTCAGGAATAAACAAAGCTAAAACTTTTGCCAAACCATTTATTGCAATTGTAAGTGCATTTACAATACCTTTACCTATTGCTGATTTTTCAAAAAATAAAACTATGTTTTCGCCTAATGTATCGAATGCACCGGCTAAACCACCTGCTGCACCCTCACCTGCACCACCTACCTGGTCTTTCAATGCTTTTAAAATAAGCTCTTGTGCTTTTGCTTGTTGTCCTGTCAAAGATAAAACTTTAATTTGTTCCTTTTGACTTTCTGTAAATGAAACACCAACTCTTCTTAAAGATGCCAAACCTACCTCAGGTTCTTCTAATGCTTTACCTAATTGTGTTGCTGCAGTTGTAATACTTCCAAAACCTACTGCTGCAAGATCTTGAGATAATTTTAATACTTCACCAAATGTATCACCACTTATCGATTTAAAGGTGAGTAATATTCCTGCGGCATCCCTTGCACCTTGTACACTTGCTAAAGTGTTTTTACCAATTGATATAGCTAGTTCTTCAATATCACCTGCAGTTTGACCTGCTGCGAATCCTGTTGCTTTTAAAAGTGCATTTAATTTTAATGTTTGTGACTCAGCTTTTGCACCTGCTTGAATGAATTTTGTTATACCAACACCTAAAGCTGTAAATGCTGCAAGTCCAATTAATAATTTACCACTTACTCTACCTGTGATTGCACCAATGGCATTCAACCTACCTGCTACAGGACCTAGTGGTCCTTGTACTGCCGCAATTGAACCTGATACATTTCTTAATCTTTCTTGAAATGTTTGCTGACCTTTTGCAACATCTTTAGTAGTTTTTTTAAAACCTTTTAATTTTGATTTTGCACCATCAACATTTTTTTTAAAATCTTTTGCGTTAGCTATAAGCTGTACTTGTATTGTTGTTAAATTTGTAGCCATTAGTCTGGAAACCTCCTCATCATTTCTAGCATTTCATCTTTTATCATAGGAGTTGTATTTTTGCTACCTTTAGTTAATAAATATCCATTCACCGCAGAAATATATTCTCTCGGTGAAAGATCCCAAAAGGTTTTTGGACTCATGCGAAGAACACCTAAACCTATTTCTAAGTATTCTTGGATTGGGTAGTCTGTGGACTGCTCTCCGCCTTTACTAAAGGGTCGTTTTCGTCTTTATTGTTTCCTGTAAATGCTGATGCAAGTACAATACCTGCAGTTTCTGATGCTTTTACAATTCCTGACTCCATAATCATATCACCAACAGCCTCTTGGATTACATTCACTTTTGCGCCAAGTAATCCCTCGTGTAATATAACTAAAAGCTCTTTAAAGCTGTATTTACCTTGAGCCATATCATTTGTAAGCTCAATTACAGACCTTTTTGTTCTATTTTCGATATTTACTATTGATTCAAAGGTAAGCCTAAAGGTTCTTTCTTTATCGCCTAACTTTGCTTTTACTTCGCCTTTATATTGGTTCATTATCATCTCCTAGTGCTTTTTTCAGTTTTTTCTTCGTTTGTATTGATTTTTTAAGTTCGCCTTGGTCGTCTTTTATACAATGAAGCTCTGCTCTACTTGCTGTTATAGTAATTTTTTGCACTATGAGATTTTGGTATGAATTTACGATTACTTTATCAAGTGGCTGACAATCAACATCTTTGTTGCATTCTATTGTGATTGCACCTTTTTGAGTTACTTTTATAAACCCATGATATTGATTGTCTTTGATTGTAAAATTAATCACTTCCCAACCATTAGTCCACTTTATTTCCATAATTACGCATTCGTGTATGTTATTGTATTAGATGACTCTAATGTTACAGAATATGTTTCCTCACCATTAAATTCACCTGCTCTTTCGTAGCTTGTCACTAAAAAAGCACCTGATATTTTTGAACCATCTGAAAATACTAAATCATAGTTTTGAATTGCACCATCAAATGCAAAACCTCTTAAAATATTTTCTGTTGATGAATCTGTAAAAACACCACTTGCTGTAATACTCATACTTCTTACTCCACCACCTTGTAATAAATCTCTAGCTTTATCATTTCCACTTGTTATGAAAGCATTTGAATCTTTTGTTGTGATATCTACCGCTTCACCATTGATTGTCATAGATGTACTTCTAAGTCCACCCATTGTTGCTGGTGTTCCTGTGCTATTGTCTTTTAATAAAAAACTACTACCTTTTCCTGCAGCCATGTTATTTTCCTCCTTATAATTTTTTATGAATCAAAAACCCTGGCTCTAAACCTTTGTATGCCATGAGTTGTCAATCCGTCATTTTCTTTTATAACATCTGAAAATTCAAATCGTAAATTTACTAGACTTGCTCCAGATATAGTTAAATCTGATTCATGCAAAAGAGCATAAATCCTTGACATAATCTCTTTAGTTTCCTTACTCCCTCTATATCTTGAAAAAGTATGAATTACAAGAGTATGTTCATTTCCTTGTAAAGTTTTTGTTCCATTATCGACTGAAGTCTCCTCACCTATTTTTACATAAGGAAAAGCTGTGTTTTCAGGAACAAAATCAAATACATCTGTTACTAAAGATTGCAATGTACTATCGCCATCTAAAGCATCAAATATTGTCTTTTGTAGTCCTAAGCTATGGTCACTCATTTTACTAACCTTTGTATTTCTTTTACTACTCTATTAAAAACTGCCTCTGCTATCTTTGGTCTACTTCTTTCTGTAGCAGGAAATAAGAATGGCCTTGCTAACATTTTTGAAGTGCCAAACTCTAAAAATGATGAATATGTAGCATTACTTTCCACAAGTATTTCATCAGGACTTTTTTGGTTTACCATAATTTGTGATACTAAATTACCTGTGTCTGAAGCAGGTGCTTGACCAGGTGCAGATGCCCTATGTGTTCGTCTTGGGTTATATTTTTCGTATATTCTACCTGTTTTTGGACCTGTTTGTATTGATTTGATAGCTTCACCTCTAATAAGTTGCGCACCACCTGCTATTACTTCTCTAAAAGGTTGTTCTAAATCTTTTTCTAAAGATTTAAGTGCTTTTGTTGCTTCTTCTAATCCTTTTACTTTAATACTTACTTGCATTATGTACCTACATTTTCAATTGCTGTTATTGTAATAAAATTATTATAATCGTTCTCATTGTTAATTTTTACAATATCAAATGTTCTAGAACCAAATAATATTCTCATTGTTGTTGTAATACCGCTTCTATATCTTATTAAAAATTCAAATGTATGTGGGTTTTCAACTTTTTCTCCTGTTGCTTCGTTAAAAATTTGTCTACCTGCTTTTGGTGTTATTTTTGCAAAAGCTGTAACATGCGTACTTCTACCTGTAGTAAAACCACCATGACTATCTGTAGATAAATTTGTATTTTGTATTGTAATTTTATTTCTTAAAGAACCGACTCTAGATACACCTGGCATTTTAACCTCCTAAAATACTTTGACTTCGAAGTATTCTGTAAGGTTGTAGCATTGCACCAATTGTATAAGGTATTGCATTTACACCTAAACTTGTAACTGCTTCCCTATTTTCATAAAGATGAGCAGTAAGTAATTTAATAGCTTGTACTATTGGTTCAGGTACATCACTAGCACCACCATAACCTGCAACATACTTAACAACATAAGCATTTGCATTTCTTGTTTGTGTAACTGTTGGCCATGATTTACCTTGTCTTAAAACAATTCTTGCTTGGTCGCTTATTGTATCTACATAATAGTTTGATGACGCATAAGTATATTCTGTATCTGAATCATCAAAGTATTTTACATGAGTTACTGATGCAACAGGTGGTTTCGGTAAAACTATATAATTTGAATTGTACTCCATGTCAGGGGCTGTAAAAGTACCCTCAGGATAATTTATATCCGAGTAAAATGGTAGCCTATCTAAATAAAGCTCTAATGTTTGTGTTGTTATAGCTCTATTCAAGTAAGTCTCTATTACATTTTGTGATGCTTTTACAAGTTCACCAATCAAAGTATCATCATCACTAAAATCAACACGCATAAAAGATTTTTGTGTAGAAGTTGGGACTGCTGAAGTTGTCCAAGCTGTTACTACTTTTATACCTGACATTTTAAACCTTTATTTTTTCTTTTTACCAAATATCTTCTTTGCTACTTTTTTTACTTTAGATTCAGCTTTTTTTTCTTCTTTAATAACTTTTTTTTGCATACTAGCTGAAGCTTGTTCTGCTCTACCATCGTTAGTCCAAGCACCTGCCATTTGCATTTCTAAATCTGTTTTCATTTCGTATGTTT